AATCCAGTTGGTCTTGGAATAGAAACTTGGGAGGACTTTGTAAGACGGCAGGTAGCAGACAGCCCGTATAAACGCCCAATCGACACATATTTGGCAGATGAACTTAATCGTAAAGAAATGGAAAAACACCATAATCAATATACTGAAGAAACTAATGAAGAGTTTTTTCGTAGAATACAACCATCAAAAATCGATTATAAATACAATGAAGACAAAGCGCTTCAAGAAATCGCCGATTATATCGATAAGACATACGGTGAGCATTACTCCCAGAACAAGTATCAAGCTACAGAGTTCATCATTGATGGCGGTCACGGAACAGGTTTCTGTATCGGCAATGTGTTGAAGTATGCACAACGATACGGCAACAAAGGAGGATCACAAGATTGGCGTAAAGATTTGATGAAAGTGATCCATTACGCTATTATACAACTACATGTACATGATCTAGAATATGGAGAAAATCACTAGTCTAGTCTTTATATAAGTAATAGTGTAGGTCGCGGAGACTCCCCAGAATCCCACCTACTCTATTGCTAATATGGAGCAACAGCATGATTACATATACGCCCTATACATATCTAATAGGATGGTCTAAACAAGACAGATGGTACTATGGTGTTCGCTACGCCAGAGGATGTCATCCAAATGAACTTTGGATTAAATATTTTACTTCTTCTAAGCATGTGAAGAAGTTTAGAATAGAACACGGCGAACCCGATGTTATTCAGATCAGAAAAATCTTCGATTCAAAAGAATCTGCTGGCATATGGGAACACCGTGTCATAAGAAGAATGAATATGGTGAAATCCAATAGATGGCTAAACAAATCTGACACTAAAATACATGACAGAACTGGATGTAATCATAGTGTTGAAACAAAAGAAAAACTGTCTATCAAAAGAAGACAGAGAGAATCTAGTGGAATGCTTGGACACAAGCACTCAGATGAAACTAAAAGACAATATAGTTTAGTTAGAAGTTCTGCTATGCGGAATAAAACTAAACAAGAACGTAATGATATGCTTAATGCGGCAAGATCAAAGGTTCAAGAGATGATTATTCCAGGCAAAGGATTACCTTGGCAGGATAAAGTGAATAAGAACCCAGATAAGATTCGAAAGTCTACTCTTTCAAATACTGGAAAGAAAAGGACTCCAGAACAAAAACAAAGAATGAGTGAAGCAAGAAAGCTTTATTTAATGAAAAGGAAAGAAATAATGACAACTGAAATGGAGAATAAATAATGGACGTCCGTGTACCTATTGAAGAACTACGTAAGAGGAAGCTTTTTGTAAGTACTCCAATGTATGGTGGTGCATGTGCAGGCATGTTCTGTCGTTCGACTAATGATCTATCAGCACTAGCCGTACATTATGGTGTTGAAGTCAAGTACTACTATCTGTTCAACGAATCACTTATCACTCGCGCTCGTAACTACTGCGTTGATGAGTTCCTTCGGTCAGACTGCACACACTTGATGTTCATCGACTCAGATATCGGCTTCAACTCGAATGATGTTATGACTATGCTTGCTCTAATGAGTGACGAGTCAGAGTATGACATCCTTTGTGGTCCATATCCTAAGAAGTGTATCTCATGGGAAAAGATCAAGATGGCTGTTGATAAAGGCTTTGCAGATCAAGATCCAGGCATTCTAGAAAAGTTTGTTGGTGATTATGTTTTCAATCCTGCGAACGGCAAGAACGAAATCAAGATTGCTGAACCAGCCGAAGTTCTAGAATCTGGCACTGGCTTCATGATGATCAAGCGATCAGCGCTACAGAAGATGACAGAAGCATATCCACATCTAATGTATCGCCCAGACCACGTTCGTACCGCAGCGTTCGATGGCTCACGCGAAATCCCTTGCTTGTTTGATGCTCTCATTGATAACAAGCACGCCCGTATTGGCGAAGAAATCCGTGAGTACTATAAGAAGAATCCTAAGGCTACACAGGAACAAGTCATTGCGTTCGTTGATGATACTAAGCATTCTGCTTTCGGTCATGAATACTCAAATCGTTACTTGTCAGAAGATTATATGTTCTGTCAGTGGGCTCGTCATGCTGGTCTAAAGGTATGGCTTGCTCCTTGGATCCAACTACAGCATGTTGGTTCATACGTGTTTGGTGGTTCACTCGCTGATCTAGCAGCCGTTGGTGCTGCTGCTACTGCTGACCCATCAAAGTTGGGCAAAAAGTCTTGATTTAATCCCTGCTGTTTGTTATAACGGTGTTTCCAGAGTGATCTTTGGAAACACCACATTGAAAAGGATGATACTATGAAGCTAAGTGAAAATACCCTTACTATCCTCAAGAACTTTTCGTCAATCAATCATGGTATTCTGTTTCGCTCGGGTAACATGATTCGCACTATCTCACCACAAAAGACTGTGATGGCGAGTGCAGAAGTTCAAGAGACGTTCGACCGCGACTTTGCAATCTATGATCTATCAAAGTTTCTCGGCGCCCTAATGCTGTTCGATCAGCCAGAAATCCACTTTGGCGAAACACAGGCTACTATTGCCTCAGATAAGCGTAAGCTAGTATACACCTACGCTGATCCATCAACGTTTGTGACTTCGCCTGCAAAGGATCTAAACTTTCCTGCTGCTGAAATCAATCTCAACATCACACAGGAAGACCTTACTAAGGTTCAAAAGGCTGCTGGTGTTCTTGGTCTTCCAGAAACAATCATTTCTGGTGACGGCGAAAACATCTATCTATCGGCTGATGATAGCAGAAATCCAACCAACGACAAGTATAGCATTATCGTAGGTACTACTGATCTTGTATTCAAGGCTATCTTTAAGAACGAAAACATCAAGCTTCTACCTAATGACTATGACGTTTCAATCTCTAAGGCAGGTATCTCAAAGTTTACTGCTCCTAGCATCACATACTTCATTGCGACAGAGAAAGATTCGACCTTCAACTGACATTGATACTATGTTTTAACTGATGTTACATTGAAAGGTTTATATTATGCTGACTGATTATTTGTGGTGCGAAAAGTATCGCCCAAAGTCGATTGAAGATTGTATTCTTCCTGCTGATCTAAAGACAACATTCCAACAGTTTGTTGATCAAAAGAACATTCCAAATCTACTGCTCACAGGTGGTCCTGGTGTAGGCAAGACCACCGTTGCTCGTGCGATGCTAGAGCAACTAGACTGTGATTATATCATCATCAATGGTTCATTGAATGCTGGTATTGATGTCCTGCGAAATGAAATCACTGGCTTTGCATCGTCTGTTTCGTTCAAGGGTGGTCGTAAATACGTCATCATTGACGAAGCAGACTATCTGTCCGCTGACAAAGTGCAGCCAGCGTTTCGTAACTTCATGGAAGAGTTTAGCCGTAACTGTGGTTTCATTCTGACATGTAACTTTAAGAATCGGCTTATCGCGCCTCTACATTCTCGGTGTTCTGTTGTCGAGTTCAACATCGCCAAGAAAGATAAGCCTGTTCTTGCGGTTCAGTTTATGAAACGTATCTCTGGCATTCTAGATGCAGAGGGTGTTACGTATGAAAAGCCTGTAATCGCTGAGTTGATCAATCGTCACTTCCCAGATTGGAGGAGAGTTCTAAATGAGCTTCAAAGGCATTCCGCGACAGGCAATATCGACAAGAGTATTCTTGGTGGTGATTCTAGTGGTAACTATGCTCCACTACTTGTCGCACTAAAAGAAAAGAACTTTAGCGCTGCTCGTAGATGGGTAGGTGAAAATCAGGACATTGATAGTTCGACTTTGTTTCGTGATCTGTATGACAACATTTCGGATATCGTCAAAGACAATTCTGTTGGTCAGTTGATTCTACATCTAGCCGAGTTTCAGTATAAGGCAGCATTTGTCGCCGATCAGGAAATCAACACCGCCGCGTTCGTACTATCGATCATGGCAGATTGCGATTTCAAATGACCAGTGTATTCGATGTAATGAATCTTGCCAGTGATGTTGTAGAAGTAGAAGAAGAGGACTTTAGAACTAAAACGATCTACAGCCCATTTGACTTCATTGACAGCATCAATACACATAAGAACCTATTCAACGGACCACACGATCCAGCGCAAGTGGAGAAAGAGTACAATCCTTGGATTGTCAATCGCGGGCTATCTTTGTTTCAAGATACCGCAACATTAGCAAACATTGTTAATCAATACTATCACCTTGACAAGAAACTTCAATACGATTTTTTACTAAATACTGTTAGACCAAAGTTTCGGAAGTCGAAATGGCCTAAGAAAGAAAAGGATGCCGATTTAGACATTATCAAAGAAGCATTCGGTTACTCAGATCGAAAGGCTGAAGTTGCTTTGTCTATATTGTCATCCGAACAGGTAAAAACGATAAAGAAAAGATTAAGTAAGGGTGGCACAAATGAAACTGACAGTAGAGGCTCTAGTAGAGGTAACCCTAAAAGAGCCAGACGATTTCTTAAAGATTAAAGAAACGTTGACTCGTATTGGGATCGCTTCACGCAAGGACAAGATCCTGTATCAGTCCTGTCATATTCTGCATAAACAGAAGAAATACTATATTGTTCACTTTAAAGAGTTGTTCGCTCTTGATGGCAAACCAACTGATTTCTCGGATACAGATGAAGGTCGTAGAAACACAATCATCAATCTTTTGTCAGAGTGGGGTTTACTCACTATTGTTGAACCAAAGAAAACAGAAGAACCAATCACTCCACTAAATCAAATCAAGATTTTGTCATACAAAGAAAAGCATGATTGGAATATGGTTGCGAAATACAACATAGGACGGTCCTAAGGACGTAAATGAACTATATGAATGTGGCTCCAAAGGACTTCAACTTATAGACTGAGATGCCCGTTGACCTGGACGCACTTTTCATACTGTAATATCTAACTCCCGCATACAACACCTCCCTAGAGTTAGATAATCCTAGTTTAGACACTCTTTCTAGTTGACTAGAAGTAAAGGTTCTCTTGAGATTAGATCGACCAGTGTGCCATTCTTTAGGAATATGATCATACTGGTCGATTCTTTTGTTCTCATTACCATTAGTGATCCATATCTTCTTACACATCGCCGTTGATCTTTTGTTGTTTGCGATGGGAGTATGTGATGCTGCTAACATATATCTGTCGTTTATTACGGATCTATTGTCTGTCTTGTTCAGCCATGTGTCTTTAGTAGACACATTCATTCTACGCAAAACTTTATGTTCCCAATCTAATGCTTGGATGCGATCAGAAAATGTTCTTCTAATCAAAATCACATCGGGTTCACCATTTTCTTCACGAAACATCTTGACATACTTGGATGATGTGTAGTATGATGTCCATAGATCGTTCGGATGACAACCTTTCGCAAAGCGAACACCATAGTACCATTTGTTGAGTTTAGACCAACCAATGAGATATGTATAGGGCGTATAAGTAGTCATGCTGGAATCTCCCAAGTTTCTAGAGTAGATGGGTTTCTTGGTCGTCACCGCGATCTACATTAGTATTTATATAAAGACAAACTTTCAGGATGATACATTATGCAACCATGGGAACCAGTATGGACACCTACACCGAAGCTACCACCCTTCATATGGGAGTGGGTTGTATTTGGTGATCCTAATGCAATCGTGTTAAAGTTTAGAGAAGAGAAATCCTGGTGGTTCAGAATGAAGACCAGGATTCTTCTCGGCAGTAAGTGGAAACGTTTATAAATAACTCGTCTATGCCAAATGGGTAGACATTACATCAACTCTCGCTTAAATAGGAGAACTAATATGGCTAACACTTTTTACGGCTCAAGCTTTGCTTTTACCCCAGAAATAGATAAGTTTTTTGTTGGATTTGATCCTCTAGTACAGAAACTAGCATCAGCGGCAGAGCAGACAGCAAAGCTTTCTACGAACTATCCACCATACAACATCAAAAAGATTGATGGAAACAAGTATGTCATTGAAGTGGCAGTTGCGGGGTTCGCGCGCGAAGACATTGACGTTGAACTCTCTGATGGTAAACTAACTATTAAGGGTAATGTCAAGTCGGGTGAACCTGCTGAAAAAGACTCAAAAGGCGAATGGACTTGGCCACTATTTCTACATCAAGGATTGGCAATGCGTCCATTTACGCGCCAGTTCACACTTGCTGATCATGTTGAAATCACTGGCGCAGAACTTCTAAATGGGATTCTTCGCGTTGGTTTGGAGTATGTCATTCCAGAACATAAGAAACCGAAGAAGATTGACATTCAAGACAAACATGATATCCATACAACAAAAAAATCTTCTTCTACCGCAGAATATCTGGCTGAAAGAGAAAGAAAATAAATGCTAGAAAAATACATCGTCCCTGTATCAAGAGTTGCAGGGTTTACCATTGCAGGTCTATGTTTGATCACTATGTATAATCTTCTTGCACTATAAGGAGATTGTCTATGTGGCCTTATACTGAGGACGAATGGGATTATCTAGGATAATCTATAAATAGAGAGGGGCATATTGTCCCTCTCTTTTTGTTTCAAGGACTATAGCGATGAGTTTCTACACAGATGTAATCCAAAAGAGCCCATTGTTTCATACAACAAACATGGTAAACTCTTTAGACTTGTTATTCCCAGCGTTCAAAGCCAAAGTCGAAGCACTTATGGCAGAATCTGCTGCTGCTGGTCAACCACTAAAAGTTCTAGAGACATATCGCTCAAATGAACGTCAGTTGCAGCTATTCAATCAACATGCAACCAAACTGAAGAATGTTGGTGTGCATCATTATGGGCTGGCTTGCGATATCGTAAAGCTGATCAACGGTCAACCTTCGTTTGAGGGAGACTATACGTTTCTTTGCAGACTAGCAACAAAGCACGGTCTTATCTCTGGTGCAGATTGGGGCTCTCCTAAAGCAGTACATACATTCAAGGACATGGATCATGTCCAGTTTGTTTCTGTAAAAGATCAAAACAAACTCTTCAATGGTTCATGGTACCCAGATGCCAACTATGATCCTTATCAAAATCTATAAGGAATGTCAATGCACAAGTTTGGTCACTTTCTAAGAGAAGATATCTCTCTTACGTTTCAGTATCATGATGAGTTGAATCCTCTTATCTGGGATGGTGATGAACTAAAGCAGAACATCAAAGAACGTCTTCTATTGATTGGTAGAATGTTTGCTGTGTTTGCCAATATTCCAGAAGATGCTATCAAAGACATCGTGTTCACTGGTGGCAATGCAAACTATAACTATACACCACATTCCGATCTAGACGTTCATCTACTGATCAACATTCCAAAGATTCCAGGTATCAACCGCGTGTATCTTGATGATTATCTTTATGATAAGAAACTGTTATGGGGATACAAACATCCATCGCTGACTGTCATGGGATATCCTGTTGAACTATATGCGCAGAGTTATAGAGAGAAGTTGGTGTCACCTAAAGCAAATCGTGGTGTCTACTCTCTAATGCAAGACAAGTGGCTGTTCAAGCCAAGAAAAGAGAAGCCAGGTGACTTTCACAATGACACAGGCTTTAAGAATAGACTTGAACATCTAATCAAACAGATCGAAGATGTTCTCACAAAGACTGGTGACCATAGCGAAGACATTAAGCGCCTCAAGATCAAGATCCGCAATATGAGAACTGCCGGCATCCATAAAGCAGGCGAGTTGTCAACAGAGAATCTTCTGTTCAAAGAACTTAGAAATAAAGGATTTATATCTAAACTAAACGACTATATACAACAAGCCGAAGATTCTAGTCTGTCTTTATAATTTTTGGTATCAGTTTACTGTTTACTCCACAGAAACGATCTTTATTTGCATAAAAGACATCTTTCTTGATACGAACCATTTTGTTTTCGTGTAAATCGTATGCAGTTATTCTGTCTTTTTGATTGTCTGACATTTTTTTCTTTGATTCGTCTGTGTGGATTTTTCCTAATTTTGCCTGTCTACATTTTTCCCGATGTTCGATCGATAATGTTTTACCTATACGAGATTTCAACTGTTCTTGCGTTAGTTTTCTTCCTTTTAATTTCTCAGAATGTTCTGGTCTCTTTTTTCCATACCAATAATGAAGTTCTCCCTTTTGACATTCGGACATTTTGCATCTAGTTTCTTCTGTTATATTTTTTTTACTTTTAGATATTTTTTCTTTACATTCTTTAGACCGTTTGCTTCCATAATTTGGAGATAAATTTCCCTTTTTGCCAAACATAGGATGATTGTTTCCCGATGTTTGGCCAGTTGATGCATCTTCCATTATAAGATTTGCCCAGTTTGTAGATTCAACAATGTTGTTTTCTTTTGAGAATTTAAGTGCAAATTCTGTAGCAAGCTTTTGGCAATCAAATCCAAAAATTTCGACCGTTTTAGGATGTCCTTTGTGCTTTGTTATATGTCTTAGCCACAACTTTCCAGATCCTTTATATCTAAAAGGATCTTTCTTTTCTGTTTTGCCAAAATATTTAAGACCACAATGGTTACATTGTTTAATATAAAGATAAATAGTCATGCTGGAATCTCCTAAGTTTCTAGAGTCAGTAGGATGGCACTCCGTGACTGACACTTTTATTTATAAAAACGAAGAACTTCGTAATATGGGCTACATTGATAAGCTAAACGAATATCTGATAAAAACGCAAGATCGACATTTATCTGTTTACTAATCTCTCGCTTTGGTGTAAGATGAGCCATTGAGAGATTCTAAACAGTTGAGGTGATATGGATTATTATACAAACACATTCATGCAACGCGGCAAGATGTATGTACGCGGCATTCAAAACGGCAAACAAGTAAAGCAAGTTGTCAACTATAAGCCATATCTGTTTATTCCTACAACAGAACGTACGAAGTATAAAAACATCCATGGTTCTCCTGTGGGTAAGATCGACTTCGATTCGGTTGATGATGCAAAAGAGTTTCAGAAAAAATATGAAAACATCGATGGAATGCCAATCTATGGCATGACTCATTTCATCTATCCATTCATGTATGACACATTTCCAGGTGAAATCAAGTACGATCCTTCTGCAATCTCTGTTGTCAGTCTTGATATCGAAACTGTGGTTGGCGATGTAGATATTGCTACTGCCATTCAAACAACTCCAAATGAAGTGACTGCTATTACCATTTCGCGCAATGGTAAGAAAGCGGTGTTTGGTTGTGGAGATTATACACCACACGAAGACAACATCATCTACTACAAATGCAAAAATGAATACCAACTGTTTCAGAAGTTTCTAGATATCTGGAACTCCTATGATTATAGCCCAGATGTGCTGACTGGTTGGAACGTAGAGTTTTTTGACGTTCCCTATCTTGTTGGTCGCATTCGGATGGTTCTAGGAGAAGATGCTGCGAAGCGTCTTAGCCCATGGCAAATGCTTCGCGAGTATGATGTTGAAATCAAGGGACGTAAGATGACATCATACTACATGATGGGCATCACTGTACTTGACTGGATGGCACTTTACAAGAAGTTTACATACACATCACAGGAATCCTATCGTTTGGATCATATTGCCAAGATCGAACTTGGTGATCAGAAGCTAGACTATAAATCACAAGGTTACACAAGTCTACAAGATTTGTATGAAAGAAACTTTCAGCTTTACGTTGAATACAACATCCATGACGTTCATATCGTTGATCGGCTAGAAGATAAGATGAAACTGATTGAACTGGTGTTTGCTATTGCTTATGACGCAAAGGTAAACTATCAGGATACACTAGCATCTGTGCGCCAGTGGGACGTAATCATCCACAACTATCTGATGCAACGAAATATCGTTGTAGACAATCAGAAGAAATCTGGTCGTAGTGATGATAGTCTTGTTGGTGGTTATGTTAAAGATCCAAAAACAGGTATGCATCGTTGGATGGTTTCATTCGACCTTAACTCTCTGTACCCACATTTGATTCAACAATACAACATCTCACCCGAGACGTTTGTTGAAAAGATGTGGGACTTCTTAAGCATCGATCAACTGTTGAGAGTTAGAGACACTGGGTTGCAAGGCTCTGAATACTCTTATGCAGCCAATGGTTGTGTATATCGCAAAGACAAGCAGGGCTTTCTTGGTGCTATCATGGCCAAGATGTATGATGATCGTGTT